CTTTCTTTTCCTCCTGCTCTGGAGTTACCTCTGGGGATACAGCACCCTCTGTAGGAGCCTCTGTACCCTTTTCCTGCTCCTGTTTTTCATCGGCTGGAGCATTTACCGCCTCTTTCTTTTCCTCCTGCTCTGGAGTACTCTGTGCTTTTCTAGGCATAACTACTTACCTCCTTATAGATTTCTTAGACCTGCTCTGTGATAGAGATCTTAGATCCTGCATAGCTGTTAAGGAGCTTGATTGTACTCTCGTTAAGTACATGACCTTTGTAATAATCTCCAGCCTTAGGAAGATCCTCATAGAAAGTACCTCTAAGCTCTGCAATCTGTACCTCGCCTAAGTCTACCGTGAGGATAGTCTTAGTATCAGCATAACGATCCAGTACTAAAGAGATCTCTCCAAAGTCTGTTACAATCTTCTGTACTCCGATACCAAGTACATTCTGCATAGATCCGTTATCGCCTAAGAAACGTACATTGTTACCAGCCTTAGCAAGAGCGTTAATCATACGCTTAACATTTGCGTTTACAAAAGAGAAATACTCTCCCTGTGCTCCGTGATCCCACATCTTCTGGAGTGCATCTAAGAAGTGCTCCTCTGTAAGGGCTCCCTTAGTTTCTACCACGTTTCCAGATGCTACCAGATTAACAAGCCCGTTCATCTGTCTAGGAGTAGCTCCGCTCTCCAGAGCCTTAGTACCGTTAAGGAAATACCACTCCATATCTCTCTTAGTTTCTACTAAGCGATCCTGTACCTCAGAGTTAAATACATCTCCGATACCCTTAGGATTAAGGGATCTAGCTGTACCAGATACCTGTGTTACCTTTTCGATGATCTGGCACACGTTAGAGAGAGTTTTTCTGCTAGATGTAATAACATCTCCTGCCTCAGCACCCTCTAACTTAAGAGTACCTCTATCAGAGTTAAGCTCCTTTTCTCTCCATGTTACTGTAATATCGTTTGCTGGTACTACCTGCCCTCTACCCATAAGCAAAGTAGTAAGAGGAGTATCTGTAGGAGATACCAGCTTAATCTCCTCTGTGAGGTCTACAACCTCATTCTCCAAAAAATCAGCTCTTTTAACCATTCCTGCCATTGTTATTTACCTCCTGTTTGAGTTATTTTGTTTTGAGAAGCTGGCTTACTCCTCATCTTCCTTGTTTCTGTATGCTTCTAACTTCTCGCTAAGCATACCCTTTACATTTCCAGCCTTTTTGTACGCATCGTACTTAGTTTCATCTTTCTTGTTAGATGAGGATCCTGTAGCTGGAGTGGATCCTTTGAGAAACTCAGCTTTAGCCTTTGCAACTTCTTTAGCTACCTCTGCATCAAAGAGCTTTTTCATACCCTTTACTCTCTCAGTGAGCTTAGCTTTACGCTCATCCTCATCTGTGATAGTTGCTAAGTCCTCTACAGCGATTAAGTTACGGAAACCAGCATCCAGCCCCATCTCCTGTACTGCATCTACTACATCCAGCTTTAAGCCCTTGATAGTAAGATCCAGATCTCTCTTAGCCTGTGCCTGTAGGCGTTCCTGCTCCTCTGCCTGTCTACGCTCATCCTCTGTCATTTTTTCCTTAGCCTGCTTATCCGCCCACTCTTTTTCCTTTTTCTTAATGGCATCCGTTACTCTCTTATCTGCCATCTTTTCATACTCTTTCTGGAGTTCTGCTCTGATCTCCTCCTCTGTCTTTACCTTAGGAGTGCTATCTGCACCTGCTCCAGTAGTGTTAGCGTTAGCTGTGGTATTAGTCTGGGTACCGTTACCCTGCTCCTGTGTCTGTGTAGCTGTGTTTGTGTTTACATCTGCCATAGTTGTTATCCTCCTTAAAATGAGTTATATAATGCTGATCCCTCGTAAGTTATCTGCAAAATATCCCTACTGTTTCTACATAAGTTAGGGTAAATATCTGGAGAAAATATGTATTTACTATGTAATCTTTTTTCAGTTTCTTTAGATTTTTATTTCAGAGCAAAAAAAAAAGAGGCTAACAAGTTTTTACACCTGTTAGCCTCTCCTGTGAGTTAATCCCACATATCATCCTCTGGTAAATCCTCCAACACTTTATAAAAGTTAGGGATTTCCGCTATCGTCTTACCCTCTTTAATCTGAGTAAGTACCTCTATCTTTTCATCTAATAGCTCATCACTATCCAGATTAAAATATTTCATCTCTGGAATACCGATAGCATAAGATAAAAGATCCATGATCTGTATTTTCTTCTCCTCCATTACTTAGGCACCTCCTTTAACATAGCCTCCACACATCCTCTCAATGCTGTTACAATCTCTGGATAATCCTCAGCTAAAATATCTATAAGCTCTGGATGTCCTACGCAAAGAGAGGCATAGTTAGCTAAACTCTCTGAGCAATTAGGATTAGTCCTACGCCTATCTGTATAATAAGCGGATCCATGACCGTATGTAACCTGTCCTGTATCCCTAAAAGTTCCCTTACTTACTGCATCGTAAATATCCTGTAATCCAGATACTCCGCCTCCAAAGAGAGCTCTACGGTTATTATCCGCCTCCTCATTAACCTCTTTTTGCAATTTCTTAAAAAGGCTGTTGTATTTTTTCCAGTCAATCTCTCCAGATCTATACTGCTCCTTAAGTTTCTCGTGCTTTGTATCAAAGGTTTCTTGTTGCTTTTTATATATTATATCACACTCTTTAGCAAAATCCTCAAATAGCTTTTTAGCCCTCTCTCCGATAACTGGAGTAGCCTTATCAAACGCCTCTATAAGAGGTTTATAAGACTGTGAAAACATATTACTGGGTAACTTATCCTTATTATCCTTAACAGTTATCAGCATATCTAAAAAGTGCATCTCCTCATGGAGGTTAGTATCATAGGTGCCGATATAATTAGGGTTTATTTTAGGGATACCCACATCAAAAACATATTCAAAATTTCTATTCCATGATCTCTTAACCCTGTGCTCTCCGTGTGTTACCTTTAATACTACCTCATCGGATAGCCCATCACACAATTTATCCATCTTAGTATATAGTGCTACCACATTAGGATCTACGGATGTTTTAGAGTTCATATAATCTAATAGAGCTTGTGTACTTTTAGCCTCTGGCTTAGTTGCATAAAAAACTTGTGGGTAATCTGTGAGCTTAATCTGCTCTGGTACAGGAGTAGGATTTTCTTTAAGCTCTTTCTCTACTGTTTTTGTACTAACTTTTTCTACAGGTTTTACCTCCTCCTGCTTTTTAGCCTCTGCCTCTCTCCACTTCTCATAGTTCTCAGCACCTCTAACGGATCCTGTAAGCTCGTTAAGCTCATTATCCTCAAAGGTATCACTTACCACAGGGATATACACACATCTACAATTAGGATGGCGTGGGAGAGTAGGCTCCTCCCCTCTTTTGAATACCTTACCATTATCAGCTCTGCAATACTGGCAAGTCCTACTATCTCCCCCATTAGCACAGCGGTATCTAAGCTCCTCCACTCCAGTATCCTTATATACATCATCGTGAGCACAATAGGTAACTCTCTTTGTTTCTGTTCTTGCTACCCTCTCAGCGTTATATCTGGCTGTATCTATGCCCTTGTTGATCCTATCCGTGATTTGAGGTATTCCCTCTCCCAGTATCATACTCTGAGTAAGTCCTACACGAAGATTTCTACCCAGTCTCTCCTTATCCTGCCAGAGCCTATCTGAGAACATAGCACCGCTCCACGGATAATCTAAGGTTTTCTGTATCAGAGCTGGATTAAGCCTGTTAAAGTTAGCCTTTACCGTTATGCTCTGCCCCAGATCGTATACCTGCCTTAAAAACTGATCCGTATAGATATTACTAAGCCCCTGTCTAAAAGTAATCTGCTCTTTCTGTCCTAAGGCTTTTAACTGCTCTCCGATCTGCTCAAATAATCCTCTACTCCGTGTGAGTGCTGATTGATTAGCATAACTCCACTCTCCCCCAGCCTTTTGTACCTTTGCTATAGTTTCTGTTACGCTGGCAAGGATCTCTTTCTGGCAACTAGCGTAAATAGAGGCTAAGACTTTCTCCATCTTAGCCTCATCCTCAAACGCTTTGAGATTATTTTTAAGTACTGCATCCTCACGCTCCTTAATGAGCTTAGCTCTCCTCACACTGTCCTCATGGAGGATCTTTTTCTGCTCTGGAGTAAGCTCTGAGTATGGGATACCGTACATTTTCGCTACTTCTTTGTTTATATAGCCTACATTAGCCACTCTTTACACCTCCTTACAGCCTCATATAGCCCTTTTACTGTTCTGGTTGAGGAATTGTAGCCCCCTGTGCATTTAGAGCCTCCTGTGGGCTATTCTGTGCGTTAAGGTTAGGGAATAAGTTATTACTATCATCTGTAATATTCTGCGTAGAGTAAGGATCTGTACTCTGTCTATCTCTTTCCTTATCTGCCTCCAGCTTTTCCAGCACTTCCTTAGGGTTATCAATGAATGGGAGTAAGCTGAGGAGCGTTTCCTTATCCACTTTTCCATCCAGCTTAGTTACTGTATCTACAATTTCTGTAAGATTGTTAGGTACATTCCTACTAAACTCCACTTTGAGGTTAAGTACATCCACCTCACGCCCTGTATTTACATGAATAGGCACACTAAGCACTCTTACCAGCTCTTTTATAGCCTTTTCCATCTTTCTCTCTTTGATAATACACTTAGTTTCCAGCCCAAAGAGCTTAAATCTGATAGCTACACCGCTAAGATTTCCTGCAAAGTTCTCATCTGAGAGATCTGGTACAGCGGAAAACTTGTGGATATTCTTCTCCAGCCTGTTAAGATGGTTCTCTAGTGCCTCCGTCTGGATCTCCTTAGTGATAAACTTAACATCTCCATTCTCCATTACCTCAATAATTCCCTCATCTTTGAGTTTTTGGATATTATCTCCGCTGGCTGTCATGTTTTTAAGCATTAAATAGGCGTTTCTAAATGCCTCAAACTCATTAGACACATCGGAGAGCACCTTATCATAGTCATTTACCAGCGTTTCTATCTTTTCAAGATCGCTCATCTGCTCCTCATTGTTGTATACCGTGATAATAGGGATCCTACCGTAAATATGAGGCTTTTCCTCTACAAACTCATAGCTTGCAAACTGTCTAGCCTTGCCCTTACCTGTAGTAGCACATGAGCCATCATCTACACACTTAAAGATCTCTACCTTAGTAGGGCTGTATACCTCTGCATAGTGGGTAGTTTTCTTTGTATCCTCTGTATCAATATCATACAAACGGATCTTATAGGCTGGCTCCTTTGTGGAGCTGTTCTTATACACCACAATAAGATCCTCTGGGGATACTCTCATCATCTTAGTATGGCTCTCCTCATCTTGATATACTAAGATATGGGATAAGCCCTTAATCATAGCCTCCTTACCCCACTCTATAAAAAGATCGTCTTTATCATTATCGCTACAGATTTTATCTAACTCATCCTGTACCGCTGTATCCTCCAGCTCTGTAAGGTCTACTCCTACATCCGCTGGATCTGCCTCTACAGGTGCCTTATCCTTTTTAGGCTCTGTATAGTTAAGTACAATAGGATTACCCAGAAAGTAACCTACTGTGTTATCAATCGTCTGTCCGAAAAAGTCATTTACCAGCTTGTTATTAGGCTTGTTTTTATCTTTTCTCGGTCTATTCTGGATCTTATGCTTACCCTCGTACAGCTTTTGAAACTTTACATATCTGGGAGCGATCTTATTTACATGAGTATCTACCAGATCATTAAGAAACTTTGTACTAAATCTGCCTCCCTCAACTTCCACATTAAACTCTTTATCTATCGGTCTGCTAAGCTCTGCCATATTGCTTATATCCTCCTTTTCTGCATAAAAATAAGCCCTCACTTATTAGGGCTTTTACACTAAATTCTAAAATCTTCTCTTTTAAGTACTCTGATCTCATTACCGCCATCTGCCATAGTCATAGCAAAATCTAAGGCATCAAATAAATCATCGTGATCCACCTCTGGGAATAACAGTAAGCACTCCTCCAGATCATCCATACCCTCTCTAAAAAATACCTTGTGGTTTTCAAAGTTAGCCGATCTCCTCATAGCTCTGGTTACTTTGTCCTTAGAGGTATTGATATTGATAATAGGGAGTAGGGATAACCTCCTAAGCTCCTGTGCTAAGGATTTCTGATAGGCTACCGTTTCTACTCCGATCCGCTCTACCATAGGAAATTTATTTCTACCGTAGTCAATAATGGTATTAAGCTGGGTATTAAAGGTTAATCGCTCTTTCACATAATCCAGTACATATACATTGTGATCTACATCTACCCCTATTACCATGAGTACAAAATAATCTCCTTTATCCTGCTCTTTCTCAGATATTGCTAAGTCACAGCCAAAACAAAGCCTTACATTGATCCACTGATCTATACCATCCTCTGTTTTAATACGCACCTTAGCGGTCTGAAAATCATAATCAATCTTATACTCCTCGTAATATCTGAAATACTGAGCCTTGAAAATCTTACCCTTTGCCAGCTCTGTATCATTTTGGTACTGCATATTAAAAATGATCTTACCAGACTGCTTAAGAATAGCCTCCAGCCTCTCTAAGCTAAATTTCTCCTCCCAGAGAGATACTTTCTTACCGTTTACCACTCTTATAGCTTTCTGGGTATTTACCACATAATCCTTACTCTTTATCAGATCCTCATACAGATCCAATGGGTTATATCGTGTACCCAGTATATGGATTTCTCCATCTGGCTCTAATGTAGGAAAAAGAGAGCTATAAAACCACTCCTTAAGGTTACTCCTCTGCTTTTCTGTTCTGGCATTTTCCAGCCCTACTAAGTCATCGCCTATAATTACATCAAAGTGCTTAGAAATAACCGCTCCAGAGGCTCCTAGTGCTGTTAGAGTAGCCTCTTTCTTAATAATGCTCCTCTTATTTACCGTAAACTCTCTATCATTCCATACATTATCCTTACTGGTTTTCCAATCTCCAAAAATCCTAATAAGATCCTCATTCTGCTCAAAGTGAGTACGAACCTCTTTAAGAAACGCCTCCGCCTGTGTTTGTGTTTTAGATCCTATCATAATACGAATATTAGGATCTCTGAGGATCCTTGTAATACAATAATCCACATCGCCTACAGTACTTTTACCGAAACCTCTAGGGGCTAGATCCAGCGTGCTCTTACTATTCGATATGTTAGAGATAATGCTCTTATGGAGCTCCATTACATTTCTCTTAGTAATGTAGGTGCATACTAAGTAATACGCTATCTCAAAATCTGCCTCCTGTATGAGGTACTTTATCATAGCATCTCTTTCTCTCTGATCCTGTACCTCCCCTAGCTTATTCTCTACTAGGGATACTACTTTATAATCTAACACATCCGCCTAACCTCCTTTCTACGCATAATAAAAGGGAGCCTGTTAGCTCCCTACATCGTTACCAGCTTGATAATAAGTACTATAGCTACGATCCATAACGTAACCACATTAAACGCCTGTACATTCTTATAACGGTTACTCTCTGGCATAGCATTAAACCAAAGTGTATCTACTACCGATAATCCTACTACCGCTATGGTACAGAGAATAAATACCAGATTTAATAATCCTGCTACCATGTTCTACTCCTCCTCTCACGCTCCTTATACTCTGCCTCCCCTCTGAGGTCTTTATAAGTCCTACCACAATATCTACACCTCCAGCCCCAGCCTTTTGTATATTCTGGCTTATGCTTAAGGATATAGAGTGTGTGTTTACATCTTCCTAAATCACTCATCACAGTACGCCTCCTTATATGCTCTCTGGATCTTAGGGATCTGTATAGCCATCCAATCTATCATCTCCTCATTTTTAGCCCAGCACTTACTACCGTAGGCATTTTGCCATAAACCGCTCTCATAGAGAAAAGCGTGTACTATCTCATGGCGGAGTACCTTTTTCTGATATGCTACCAGATCCTTTACACTCTCCGCACTCTGCTTATAGTTAAAAATGAGGATCTCCTTTACACTAGGATCACACCATCCATCCGCCTCTCTATCGTATCTATAATCATCCTCATCTATGATACGGATACTGTATCTGGTTCCTAAGATATGTACCTCACTATTAAAAGCTCTGTGAGGCTGTGTACTGCCTGTACTCTCAATATCATCTAAAGATACGGTTATCTCCAGCCCTGTATCACATAGCTTTACTGTAGCTGTACCCTTTTCAGTACTATACCCTGTTACCTCTCCTACCATCTGCTTATATGCCTTAAGATATACAATCTCTCCAGTAATATCTCCGCTTACTATCTGCATTACTCTTTATCCTCCTTTTGTCTATTCTCTAGCTCCACCCTACTGTTAGAGCTTGCTACACATAAACCAATAGTTATTACTCCTACAATGCCTCCTAATATAAAGCATCCAATCCCTACTAAGATAATCATATAATCCTCCTAACTGAAAAGGAGAGCCTTTTACAGCTCTCCCTCCCTAACCTCTGCCTTTATTTAACTGTTTCCCACTCCATAGGCTCCAGATCATCAAATACCACAGGTACTCTCTCTCTCTAAGCTCCTTTAAGAGCGGTACTGCTACCTCTAACATCTGCGGATGAGGCTTTCCTGTAGATCCGCAAGCTCTAAGGCTTAAGAAGTGCCTCCACTCTCTAAGGTTAGCTGTCATTACTACCTCTGTTTTGAGGCTGTTAGGTAAAATAGATCTTGCCTCCTGTGGAGTTCTACCGATAAGGATAAAATCCTTGTATAACTGCTCTGCTTTCATACAGCTATCTACCCAGTTATCCATCTCCACGCTATTCTCAGTAAAGAAACATGGGCGGATAAAGGTTACATCTCCTACATTACCCTTACTGTAATTACAATACCTTGTACTCTCCTGTGCATAGCTGGCTACTCTGTGACGTACAATCTCATGGGATACGCCTCTATCACAGATAAACTTTACACTAAAAGAGTAGTGCTCCAGCATCGCCATGTGATTACTCTTAATGAGAGCTCTTACCATCTTCTCAGCGGATCCCTCTGTGATCTTATCTTCACTCTTATAACATACTCTTGCTACTCTCTCAATCTTCTTTAAGATTTCCTCCCCATTGAGGGGATCTAAGATCTCATATCCTGCATCTACGATTTTCATTATTTACCTCCGTTTTTCCGCCATAAGTGTACTCTATACTTTTGCGAACAAATGACACACTTTTTACAGCACCATAGCTAAGCGATCCTTAAGCTCTTTCTCAATGTACTCTCTTACCTCAATCGGATTAGCATTACCTGTAATATGTACCTCTGTGTATCCGTTTCCCTCTTTGATCTCCTCCAGCTCTACTCCTGCCATACCAGAGATAATATCTTTAATGGTTTTATCTACGATCTCAGCAATCTCCTCATCGGTCTTACCGTTTCTCTTGCCTGTGATCTCGATATGTCCTACAGAGCCTCCAAACAAACCTCTTAACATAGCATCCATAAAATCCTCATGCTTAGGCTTATCCTTTCTCTCCGCTCTGGCTCCCTCGATAGCATCAATCTCAAACTGGATAAACTCCTGTGCTTTCTTAAGATCCTGTATAATATCATCCTTATGCCCTGCTCTGGAGATGTACTTTACAGCACTCCCTAAGTTGAAATTTAAGCCCCACGCTCTGATTACATCCTTAGGCTGTGGGTTCAATCTGTTATAGTGTTCTGGGTTAATAGCATTACTCATATTATGCTTACCTCCTTATGTTTGATAAGTAACATAATCACATAAACCTTAAAAAGTTAGATTTATTTACCTTTTTTCTTTTCCTTTGTGCAATTCTTACAAAGGGCTCTGTATTTTCCCTAGAGAAAAACCTTATACCCATTGTGCAATCTGCACTACTTCTTAGCACTTTTCATAAGCTGAGCGATCTCATCTAAGCGATCCTTAGCATCCTGTGAGAGTTCCTGTGTACCGCCACGCTCTACACGCTCTGTAGCCTCTCCCATAAGGAGCATATCCAGCTTAACCAGCCTCTCAAAATCGTTGATATTCTTTACTTTTACCTTGCCCTGTGCAATATCCTTACTAAAATCAGCCATAAGGTTATTGATAAGGATACGGTACTTAGTCCGTACATCCGTTAGCTCCGCTGTGATCTTAGCCTCGTTACTGTTCTGAGCGTTCTCTATATTTCTCTGTGTTACTCTGGCTACCCAGTTAAAAGCCCTGCTCCAGCCTGCTACCGTTCTCTCCGTTCTTCCTATGGTTTCTGCTACCGCTTTAAGGGATCTCTTATCTCCTAAGCCATAATACAGCTCAAAGGCTTTTCTCTGGAGCTCATTCTCTTTACTCAATGTATTAGGCATTACTCCGCCTCCTTTCTCCTCTCTTATGAGGCTATTTTCTTTGCTCTTTGTGAATGAGGGGGATTTTCTACAGTTTTACTTACATTCCTGTTATTATCCGTTAATTCCCTACCTTTTCTTTCTATCTATCTTCCTTACTATGTTTTCTTTTATAGTACTGAAATTAGTTTTTATATTTCTTTGTTATTACTGTAATATCTACTCTTATTTGTTTATTTAGTATTATTACTGTATTTAAGCCTCTTTTCCGCCCTTTTGCCCTTTTCTCCGCCTTTTACTCATTTCATAGGGATTTCAGTACATAGAATGAAATTAAATAGAGCTACCTATTACAGTAGCTCTTTCTCTCTTATATGAGTTGTTAATACTCTTATGATAGTTTCTTTCTCCTCCAGCTCCGCCTTTACGCCTCTTACCTCTCTGTATACTTCCTCTCGGATCTTATTACAGGTATTTCCGTGATCTGTGAGCATCTTGTTATATTTCTGTGTCATTCTATCTATAACATTCTGATCTACTCCCAGATCTGCCAGATTTCTTATCTCCTCTGCTAAGGTCATTTCTCTTACTCCGCTCATAACCACTTTTCCGCCTCTCTTTCTCAGCATCTTCTCCAGCACATCCATGTAAGATGTTTTTGCTATAAGCCTCTCTTTAGTAGCCATGTAATAAAGCCCTCATCTGGAGTACTCTCTACATACTCATTGTATCTATTGCTAAGCATTACCAGCTCATCCTCTGTAATCCTTACACTGTTGGATCCGAAACGGAGCATAGGTAAAGTAGTTTTCTCCTCTTTCTTCTTTTTCTCCTTAGGTACTTCTTTCTCTGTAAAGATCTCTTTAAGGTCTATCTCTGTAAAGCCCATTACCTCTAAGGAATAATCTACCGCCTGTAACTCAAATAACTCTTTTTTGAGTAACTCATCATCCCAGTTACTTAACTCTGCCAGCTTGTTATCTGCAATACGATAAGCCTTTACCTGCTCTGGAGTGAGATCATCTCTTACTATGTATGGTACTCTATCCAGCCCTGCTAAGATACTAGCCTCTCTCCTCGTATGCCCTGCTATGATAACCATATCTGCATCTACGATAATCGGATTAGTAAATCCATACTCCTTAATACTCTCCATAACCTTTTTTACTGCATAATCGTTAATTCTAGGGTTATTCTCATAAGGGATAAGATCCAGCGGATCTGTGTACTTTACTTGTAAATCTTTCATAGCCTCATGTACCTCTCTTTCTATTTATTTCCTAAGCTATGTAATTTTGTTTCATTAGTTAGGGTACATATCTGTAATTTTTATGCACCCTTTTACAGATCAAACTCTCCACGCTCTGTATAAGAGCCTCCTACCTGCTTAAATTGCACTCTCTGATAGCTATTTAGGTTACTAAGAGGGATCTCTGTTTCTCTCCTCCGCTTTTCCTGCTCTGGAGTTTCATAGGGATTACTCATTTTCTTTCTTTTATCCCTATCTGAGGATGTATAGTAAGGATCATGCTCTCTTAGCCATTTATCCGCCTCATCTTCCTCACGCCTAAACTTACTCAAATCCCTCCACCGCCTCTCTGCATCTCTTACACACCATAGAGCCCTTTGGTATAATGGCTCCGCACATTACACACCTGCTATCTGTGGAGATCTCTTTACTCCTTACTGCCTTATACTCATAAATCCTTATGGTATCGTGTACTACTCCGTTACTGTCTATAAAACATTGAGGAGTTTCTCCTCTCGGTTTTCTCAATTCTATGTAAGATCCGTTTTCATCGGTTCCACACTTTATTAAACTCATCTAATCCTCCTCCAGATAAGCTCTAAGCTCTCTCTGTATTCTCTTTATACCGCTGTTTATATTCTTACTAATCACACTCTGATCCACGCCCATTACAAACGCTAACTCATCCTGTGTATATCCCAGTACCAGCACATACGCTATACTCATATACTGATAGTGGCTTAGCTTTCCTTTTCTGTATGCCTTATTAAACTCTGCTCTATCGCTTTTATGGTATTTATCCAGATCAATAGCTGTTACTGTCTTAAGATCTGTGAGGATACAGGTAGCTACTGTATCTCCTTTTTCACTTAAGCCCTCTAAGCCTCCCCAGTTTCTCAAAAATCTCTTTATATTCTTAGGATCCTTATAACTCAGCCTTAGTAGTTGATCGTTTACTACATTTCTTACAATCGCTCCCAACGCTACCGCCTCCTCTCATTGCTTTTTCTATGTATCTTAGGTGTACCTCCGCTGTAATACCGCTGTATAACCCAGTGCCTTTTACTGTAGCTACACTCTTTCTAAGAGCTGTAATCTCTCCATAGGTATAATCATTATCCAGAGGACACATCCACTTAATGGCATCGCCTACCTTAAACATCGTGTACCTCCCTTTTAACAAGAAAAAAGGAGTATAGTTTTTCCTATACTCCTGCTTGATCCTGTATTATTCCTGTGTTAGTTCCTGTCTTAATTCCTGTGCTCTTGTTATTACCTCTCTGCTATATGCTGAGCTATAAATATCTTTAGCCCACAGCTTTTTAGCTGTACTCTCTCCCATGTTATATACCATAAGTACACAGTTTTCTCCGCTGGATGCTAAATACTTATCCTGTATCTCTCTTAAACAATTAAGCCCTACTCTGATATTTTGATATGGATTAAAGAGATCTGTTACTCCCTCCGCCTCCATCCGTTCTGTATGCCATCTCTCGTATATTTGCATATAGCCCTTACTGTTTCCGTTATCTCCCAGCTTATCCCAGTGATAACCGCTCTCCCTCTCTATGAGGGCTACTACTGTGTAGTAATCTACTCCGTACTCTTTGCACTCACACCAAAGGTAAACCTGTACTATTTCTGGAAAACATCCTCCAGCATCCTTATACTCCTGTGGGATCTCATAATATCTAAATCCCTCCTCGTATACCTCAGCTCCCCAGTCTGCACTCATCGTATTATACGGATATGTATAATTAAGATCGTGCTCCAGCTTTGCCTCCTGCTCTGTTACTGGCTCCGTATTCTCAGATAGTGGAGTTTCTGTAATATGTATCTCCTCAGTAGGAGGCTCCTTATCTGCTCCTTTGAGATTTACACTCATTACCACAGTAATTACTCCAGCTATTACAGCTCCTACCAGTATTAAAGGCAATATATTTACTCTGGCTCTCCTTTTTCTTCTAACTCTCCTTTTGCTCATCCTGCACCTCCTGTAAGATCCTATTTAATCCTGCTATTACTTTCTGCATATTATCTACTTGCCCTACTAATCTGCTTAGGGTAGTGGATATATCATCTGGATCTCTGGAGTACCAGTAACCATAAGTAGAGCTACATATAGCCTCTCCATTCTGCCTCAGATCGCTTACAATATTTCTTAGCTGTTTCTGATGCACATTAAACAGTACACACAGCTCTCTAGCCTTTATCGCTTTTCCCTCTGTAGTATGAAACTCCTTAAGGTACTCAGTAATATCCTTGCCTACCTCCGCCACAGCTTTTACCTCCCTTTTAAGTTGATATATAACCTAATCACTTTTGAGGAGGATTTTTAGAGAAAATATAAAAAAGTGGTACATCTTTTCTTACAAAATGTACCACTCTCTGTATTACTCCTCTACGATCTCTCCATCTTCTGTTACTTCTACAATTTCTCCCTCGATACAGCGGTAATATGTATCCTCTTTGATCTTCTCTCCATCTACTACTACCATCTTAGCTCCTGTGAGCTCCCAGCTCTCCTTATCATAAGGATCCATATAATCTCCATCGCTATATCTGGCTCCTACATATTTCCAATCAGAGAGGATAAGATGAGCTCCCTTACAGCCCTTAGCTCTTGCCTCATGCCCCCATGCAACCGCTACACCAGTAGGATCACTAACAGATGAGGCTCCTTTATACCCTGTAG